CTTATATCGTCTGCATACTTCGGCCCGAAAAACTCTTTCGCATAATCGGTGGGCATAAGATAGAAGTTGCCCTCAAACTCGAAATCCTCCCTACTCCTGGCTGTGGGGTCGCCGACGTAATCGCTGTCATCTATAATATCGCAGTACGGCTGGCCTAAATCGTGCAGGTATCCGGCGTACTCAACTTCTTCAGCGTGCATAATACCGGTCTTGGTAATACCAGCGCCGTACATCGAGTTCCGCACCGCAGGACGAAGCGACGACGTTGCAAAGTCAATTTCGTCTAAAAGGTGCATTAAGGCAAGCTGGGTCGTATAAGCCCAGGGCTGTAAGGAAGCAATTTTTGTATTCACAAGAACCGCAGGGTTACCCATTACAAGGTAAGGAACGACAATACCAATGCCACGGTCGGTAAGATTTATCGGATGGCTTTTCTGCTCGCCCTTCGCGTAATAACCGGATGCGTAATACTGGAGCATCTTCTTTCTGTGCTCCAGCATCGGCTCATTCATTTTCTGCCAGACCTGTATCGCTCTGTGGAGCCGTGAAGGAAAAGAAGTTTTTGCTGTCTTAATTACCATAAGAACCTTCTATTCTCTATTGCTTTGCTCTTTTCGGTCTTTCTCGTCTGGATTCTTGCACCGAGCGTGTTCCGCCTGACCTTTCTTTCTTCCTTGACCGCTGCCTTCGGCTGCTCGGTCATTGCCACAACGGCAAGGCCGGAAGCAATAACCCTGTCTCCGTGAGCGTATTTCGCACCGCTCGTCTCTATTGACGCTTCCGACAGACCCACATCGCCCGCCCTGCCCTCGTAAAAAATATAACTTTTCAGTTCATTGACCGTCTGTTTGTCGTGGACAATCAGCGATTTGTAACGTCTCTCTTTTTTCAGACCTTCGACCAAAGCAGCATCTAACTGCATCAGCATATCATTCTTCGCACCGCTTACCCCGCCCATACAATAAAAACCACGCTTATTAGTCCTCTTTCGAGACTTCGCACGCTCGTCCGTCTTGCTATAAACAAAACTATACCCCAAATCACGGATACGTTTATCGAAGGTGTCGCCCGGGCCGGTGGCGTCCCAGATAAGATACGCTCTCTTCGACGTACCACCAACCCAGTTGCAGAGCGCAACCGCCAACTCCGCAAAATCATAAACGGCAATGAACGGCGAAACGTAAATTCCGCATTCCTCGTGGGTGTTTACATCGATAACTTTAGCGACCGAATTGCTCGCACCCGTGCCCCTGGCTATATCGCAGGCGACAATATAGTTATGACCCTGGACAGGCCTGCCCCTAACCAATTTGCCCCACCATTCGAAATGGCCCTTCGACTGCTGGCGGAAACTCACATTAGTTACCTTGCCCTTAATAACCTTATGTTTTATATCACCCTTAAAATCGGGCGGTCTGACCGTGTAAGTTTCGAGCCTCTTCAGAACCGAAGGGTCGAAGAACATATCGCCCGACCCGTAAGGGATACGGAGAATGTTCTGGGCAATGTAACGCTTACTCGCTCTTTCCTTCTCCTGTTTGTCGAACCAAACGCTTCGCCAGCAGTTGAAGTTTCCTTCCCCGCCGTCACCCACAAAAGTCAAATCGTGAGCTTTCGGCTCAGTAAGAAGCTCTTTCTCGAACTCACTCAGCTTGAATGGTTGGAACGCTTCTATGTTATTAAAATAGTCCGGATACTTCTTTCGGTAATAGCCAATGTCCTTGATTTCGATAACGTCTAATTCGGGCGACCTGTAGAGACCCTGGTTCTTTTCGGGATTGTCCTCGTAGCCGAGCGTTATGACCTCGATTTTGTTGCTCTTCAAGAGCTTTGCGTAAGGATGACCCTCGCCCCAGTTCCATTGAGTAGAATTAAAGATACAGCATTCGGTAACGTCAGATATATTCTCGATAATAGACTGGGCGACAGACGGCTCGATTCGAGCGACCTCGTCAACGCCAACGGCGGTACACCTGTGGGCGGCACCGAAACTCTCGTTCGTAGACTCACCGTCTATAATCGAATCGTTACTCAAATTCTGGTAATGGAGATGGGTCTTATCGAAACCCTTCGGCTGCAGCCAGAACGGTAAATGATGAATTGCATATAAAATCTTGTGGAACAGGCATTGATGACTGCCGGTCAAATGGCCATTGTGAATCTCAACCCCCTTGTCCACAAGCTCTTCCTTTCTCGAACCGATAAGAAAGATGCTCTCAGGTACCAATAGCCAGTAAAACGCAAATGTCTTGCAAAGGATTTCAGTAGCTCCCTCGTCACGACTCTTATCGAACAAAAGATTATGCCCTCCGTTGACGGCACAAACGAGCCTGTCAACAGCCAACTCCTGCTTGTGACGGAGTATAAAAGGCATGTTGCGGCAGCCAGGAGCGTTCCTCGGATTGAACGTCCAGAAGGCACTATTGAACATAATCTTCGGGTCGGCAAGGCACATCTCCAGATAAACCTTCTGAGCACCCTCGTCCTTAACGAGCCAGCCGTGTAAGTTCTTGCGAAACTCAACGTTGCCGACAACGTCAGACGGAATAGAGAGCCGAAAACCCTCGGTTGTGTCAAACCGCTTCTTCATTGACCTTCACTTCCCCCTCGAGCTGCTTCGAACCATATCTTTCACCTAACTTGCCAGCAAAAGCGGCAATGGCGTCCTTCTCCAACTTGCCCGTTAAATTCATAACGAAACTCCTGCCCTCAACCTCAACCTTGTGAACGCTCTTCCAGTTCCTGTCCAAATTGCATAACATAAATATCAGTAAACGGTCGTTCACCGGCTCATGCTTCGTCTGAACAGTACGCCTCTTCAAATTGCCCTTGGCATCGTAATACTTGAACTCCAAATCGTGGTCGTAGCCAATCGCAGACTTCAAACCCTGAGCAACCAAATGCTGGACGGCAACCTTCTTGCCGGCAGCCAAAGCAGCGCCAAACTGAGGATAATATACCCGCCAATTGTCTATCGTCGCCTTCCCAACACCCAAAACAAAACCAATGTCCTCGTATGTAAAACCAGCAGCTACTAAATTCGCCGCTACCTTCACAAAACTATAATCAAACTTGGTCGGCTTTCTGCCACTACCACCCTTCCTCGCTCCCTGCTCCATCCGACATACATCGTCCCCAAACTCCTTGTAAGGCTCCTTGCCTATGTCCTCAGGAATCGGATCCAAATGCGCCTTTACATCAATCGGCATAATCAATCCTTACCTATCTTAACTATTACGCCCCGTAAAAATATGTAAATTTTTTGGGGGAGGAGCTATTATACATATCCACCTTCGCCATTCCTCAAACCGACGGTACCTACACCCACCCCCTAATGCCTTTGCCATTCTCGAACTGCCTCCATAGCTTTTTGTAGTAGTCCAAATCACTGTACGGACAGTGCCGCTCAATGTCTACGTCTGTGCTGTAGTCAACTGTCCTGCTCAACTGTGTTGGCTTATCCATTGTTTATACTGCTTGCTTTGCCTAAGAAACTGTCCCTGTCTATGCCCCTGATTACGTCGTAGTGTGCAGCCAGATCGCCGAGCACTTGCTGCCCCCCTGTGCCTTCACCTCTTGCCCAGCTCTCGAGTATTGCCTTGTTCTTGCGACGGCCTGCGAAATCTATCTTGTGTACCTTGCCGACTGCGTCCGTGATGGTCCTGGGCTTTGACTCATCCATAATCTATCTGCCTCCCTTATTGAATCCGTACTTGCTTACTTGCTGCTCTTTTGTCAACGGCTGCCTGGTTGTTGGCGGTATGACGGCAGGTGTGATGGTAGGTATGACGGTATGATGGTCATTCGTCATACTCTGATGGTCATTCGTCATACTCTGCGTCATACTCTGCGTCATACTCTGCGTCATACTCTTCCGCCTCTGCGTCATACTCTTCCGCTTCTGCGTCATACTCTTCCGCCTCTGCCTGTACCGTTTCGCAGCCTCCCTGCAAGCCCGCCTCTGCTTGTCCTTGTCTTTATACGGCATATCTAAGCCTCCTATAACCTCAAAACCCCCCTTACGCACTCAAAAACGCCCTCACGGGCGATGCGGAGGTTGAAAGTATTGTCATTTCCATCCCTTTTTAGGCCCTCTTCATCACTTTCTTGCACTTTCCATCCCTTCTCTGGCACAGCTCCATGTAACTGATCCGTGCCTGAGTGCAAGCCACAACCCTTTCACGCTTACTTGGCCCCTTTATTGCCTTAATAATGCTTTTAGTTGCGATTTACGTCTGATTAGCCATAAAGGATAAAATTGGTATGGATAACGTTCTGTATACTCTTTAATCTCCGCGTCGGTTTCAAGTAACCATCTTTTGGTGGACGGTCTCATTTTACCCCACTTTATTTATTGCCGGCGACCGCTGTAACTGATTACCGGTGAGTATATCTTTAACCTGCTTTATTTACTGCTTTTGCGTAGCCCTGTACCTCTTTGCGGCAATTTCGTGCCCGGATGCAACCTTTTATGCCTTGCTCTTCTCTCTGCTTCTGATCTTGGATTGCCTTTCCTACGTTCGCCTGCACTCATAGGAACCCACCTTTCTGCTTAATTACCCTTTGGCTATTTTCTGCAATAAGGCTATAATCTTGTCAAGCTGTTTTTCTCGCTTCTTTAGTGCATCCGTCCACACTTTTAACCTCTTTTTGTCCTTCGCCGCCTGTTCTTTGCACTGGGCAACAAACCCATCTGCTGCGTTACCTGAAGGCCAGTCCTGGTCCTTCTGTGGATAATTGAGTTTTATCGCCTCCTTTTTGCTCTTTTTAGCCATTTTGTTCACCTGTAATACGTAAATACTCACCTAATAGCTTCTTGACACAAGCACTGCATATATCGCATTCGTAATGAGTTTGGTCGCCGATTGCCGAATTGTAGCCGCCGTGCTCGTCGATGTGTAGGAACTCCTGCGTATCCATCTCGTCAGTAAAAACCTTTTGGCAGCAATCGCAGGTAAACGAAACAATGTATGCAGTAGTAGTTTTGACTGTTCTGGTTTTTCTATTTATCATAGATTTTATGCCTTAATCAGTCCATTTATGGAAGCCACAACGCGAGCAAGTATCTAAGCCAAAAGCATAATTCCCAGGCTTAATCCTAAAAGATTCACGAATAGACCACTTGTGCCCCAAAAAGAAACACGGCAGGTTTTTAGGGAAATAGTACACGTTCCAAAACCCAAATACCTTAACGGCTGTATTCCAAAACAAACCCTTCATCGCCGCCTTCAATTCCATTCGCATTAACCACCTTTTAGTCCGCCGCTCATATTTGCTTACAGCCATCGTTCAGCCTATTATCTTTTGATTTTCTTGGCTCCTTGTGGATATTCTCAATCCATTTCAAGTAAGTGTTTGCGTCCAAGTGAGCATTTGTGGCCGCTTTCGCAGATTCACGATATAACCGTTCGAGACGTGGATCAATTTCTTCTGCAGTTTCTGGCAACATACAACGTCCAAACTAACATTCATAATCAGCAAGTCAAGGAAAATCTCAAAGTTTTTTTATTTATTTTTCCACAACCTGCGGTATGCCCCTGCCTTGCAACCCGCTACATATAGTATATATCGACATTTTGCCCAAAAAACATTAACGAAACTACTTGACAAATGCCGATAGTGTGTTATAGTATGCATTATACATAGTTACGATTTTACCATATTGCCTGATATTTGGAATAAGAGTAACAGTGTTGTTATTCGCCGTTTCCGAGATGCGATAAGCGGTAAAATAATTGGTTGTATTATAAATTGGCAAAGATATTATGTTAACCGGCCCTCCGCCCTTTTTATGAAGGGGTAGAATTATGAACCGATGCAAAAATTGCAAGTATCAATTTAGCAAAAAAGTTGGTGATGTAAGTTACTGTGGTAAGGTACAAAACAATGGTGAACCTTATAGTTATGACTATTGGTTGCCTAAAAGTCTGCTCAACGAAACTGGTAGTTGTAAATACTATGTACTAAAATGGTGGAAATCTCTGCTTTTCTTGCATAATTGGGATTCCGCCTAAACAGCCTACACCACCGCTCAGGATTGCAACTGGGCGGGCTTGTGGGCCGTTGAAACTAAATTAAGGAACTAAGCAATGAACTTACTCAAAGCGATCACGTCTAACGGAAGGACTAAAATCCTGGAAAGGAAAAATGAAATGAGTACATATCCAGTGGAATACAGAATACTTGAAGAAGAAATTGTAACCTTAAAAACTAAAATAACCAGATTAGAGAAACAACGAGATGTTTTACTGACAACAATACAAAATGCTCTTGTATCTCTGGCGGTTATACAGATGCCGACAATGAGGGAGAATATAGGAGATGCTACAACGAATAACGAATTACTAAAGATTATGGCAGATTCTTTTCGGGAAGCTCTGGCTGGAAAGTGAGGTTAAAATGTATACAAAAGGCAAATGGAAATTGATGCCCGCAAGAAACAGGCACTATTTAGGTGGCGAAATATATGTTTATGAGCAGCAAATACAACGATGTTACTATATCTGCGGGCCAAAACATAATAGCCATTTTGTTGCAGACATAATCGTTTCAACAGAAAAAGAAGGATTAGCCAATGCCCACTTAATTGCCGCTGCTCCTGCTTTACTGGAAGCGTGTAAAGATTATATTACTTGGTTCGAGAAACTATCTCGATACCAAAATCAGCGTTTAGGACACGGCCTAAAAGAAGCATGCCAAACGTGGGGAGAAGCATCGACCGTCGAACTATTTGATTGCAGCAAAATGAAAGCTGCTGTTGCAAAAGCAGAGCAGGAATAAGCCTGATTTTGCCATTAGATAAAGGATTAGAATCTCTAAAAGGTGCGTTTACAGGGCTTTTTCTGTTTTCAGGGCTTCATCCCACATTCGGGACAATGCCCAGTGTAAAAACCTGCTGCTATTTTTTCGTCAACAACATAACCTATTCCGTTGCACATCTGGCAATTCCTGGCCTTGCTATAACCGCACGTGCATTTCCAATGACTATCTGTTGAAGTCAGCCTTGGTTGCTTCTCAAGCTCGCAATTCCTTAAATGCTGGCCATATTTGTCCAG